CGTTCTGAGTGGTGTGAATCTGATCTTGCCTTCGTGGATGTACTTAATCCACGAAACGTCTGTGTTGATAGCTGACCCCGCTGTGATTCCGCATAGAGTTGCCAGCTCTGTTCCGGTAAATAGATTCGCCGCAGGAACAAAACCCAAGAATCCAGCGTCTCTGTTTCCTTGTACGATAAACTTCGAACCAGGTGATCCGGTGGAGTCTGCTTCAATCATGCCTATCGCCATTTTTTCGAGTGCGTCTGCGATTCTGATGTGCGTTTCTTCGCTAGGTTTATTTAATATGTTTGCTGGCATTTATAATACCTCCTCGAATATCAGTTGCGGCTTGCCTTCAGCTGAGATTTGTTCGCCGTATTTGTAGTACTTTCCATCATTTGCGTTGAATAAAACGTGTGGCGTACTTGCGTCTTGATGCGCCGTGAGTCTTAAATCTGAGGACTCCGCTTTGTCATCAGCCGCTTTGATGGCAGCGTCTGTCTTTGCGTTGTCTTCAACGAAATCTGTTCTCCTTGGGTACTCGTTGCTTGTCCATTGGTTTAAATCATAATTCAGCGTTTTGCTTGCACTAGGCATCTTGTCACCATCCTATTCTTCGTATGCTTCGAATTGATCCCATGTTAATAGTAAGGCATCCCATTCTCCCCACATTTTATTGTAGGCATCATGTTGTCCCCACGTCATATAAAGGAAGTGAAATATAACCTCTAAATGCGCAGGTCTTAGACTGTCTACAACTTCCTCTAAATCGTCTTGATTTTCAGGTATCCCAAGTATGCTTGTAAACCTAATGTGTATTTTTCCATCAAAGTCGACATTGGCCTCTCCATTCGCATAGGCATCTGCCACTGTTTTTAACAGTTCTGCATCTACTTTTCCGGATCCTCTTTCTTTGGACTTGATTACCGCTCGCCTCTCTGAATATGGTTTGTTGATATCTACTGGAATCCCTAGGTCTTTTTCGTATATATCAAGCGCCCATGTTGCTGTGTCAATATTTAGTTGGGCATTTAAGTCCGCTATCCTTTGTTCAATCAGATTGATTTCCGCTTCTTCTGCTCCGAACATGCTTTTGTACACGTTCGATTTTTGCATAAACGACGGTAAATATTCGATTAACAATTTATTCACTTGCAATCACCGTCCCTAGGATTGCGACTTCGCTCTCTGATACAGAAATATTGACGCTTCCTCCGTTGATTGTGAGACTAGAATAATCGGCTACTCCGTTTGAAAACTGAATAAGTGCTCCGATATTTGAATAGCTTACATATGTTGATTCGAGCGCTATACTTTTGAGGTAACTGTCTATTGCATTAGATATGTTTGTTTCAGTCTCCTCTATCGTATATGCCGGATCTCTCGTGATGGTCACATTTACATTTATATCTAAAGCAATGGCACTTTCAACTGTGCAATAAGCTCCCATAGGCGCTTGACCTTCTCCTTGTCCGCTAGAATTTGGATCAATGTATTCCTGCACTTCATCCACTAATGTCGAACTTGCTGGATGTTTGTCTGCGTTTATAACTACCACTTTCACCGTGTTGTCGCCTGCCCAAAGCGGAAATACTTTTGCACTTCCGATTCCAGGTACTTCTTTGGCCCAGTTTACATAGTGAGCTTTGTTTCCGCTTGTGGCGGGGGTTCTTCTTCTTTCGTAGTAACGAATTTTGAGTGCTTCATCGCTTTCTTCTTCAAATCCGTCCGAAGTCGGTCCTTCGTTCGTTGTACTTGTAATTCCAGTGATTGTTATTGGCATTTTTGTTATTTGCTCGGCAGGAACGTTTCCGCTAGGTCCTGCAATAACAGCTTGTATTTCAACGTTTGCTGTAGAAATTATTGCAACAGTTTCTGAAGCTTCAAACTGTATTCCCGATTCAGTTTCGAACAAATCGCCTTCCGTCACCGCGCCATTTCCTATCACGGTTAATACGCCCGTGGCTTTTGTAGCTGGAAGCTTTCTCACTCCAGTCCTTTGATAAACGAATGTTTCCAATTCGTCGCCAAACAAGTTTTCAACGTCGAGCTTTTCAGCTACTTTGTCTATTTCTCCATTGGTATACTCAAATGCTTTTGCCGCCGGAGCTACTGAATCGTAAATAAAACTACCTTCCCTTTTGTCGTACTTGGAAGGGATTAGATTTAGCATGAAGCTAAGTATTTCTTCAAATTTTCTCACAAGCTTACCTCCGCGCTTCCATATGACGTTTCGACCTGCAGTGTTAAGTTTGTTTTAGAACCTTCTATCGAAATCTCAATGCTTTCTACGCTTAATATTTTTTCGTTTTTCAATAGAGCATCTTTGATCATGCGTGTTATTTCCGCCCTGGCAAAATCTCTGTCGAACACGCCTCCTATCATTTCATGATGACTAGAACCGTATTCCAGGTAAATTTCTAGATTCTTTCGTGTTCTTACGGTTTTTTCTATCCACGCTTTGATGTATTCCACTCCTTGTAACGGGATTACTTTTCCGTCAATTAGTGCGAATTCCCCTTTTTCAAAATCAAACGAAAAAGTATTGTCGGTTGTTTCTTCAGTATTTTCAACTTCGTTTTCGAATTCCAATTTAGATATTTCAGGCAACATAATTATCCCACCTTGTCTATTACGTACCACATATTAAAGTCGTCATCCGGTACCATAATCACTTTATCATTTACCTTTAACGGGTTTTTTATTGTGATCGTCTTAGTTGTGCTGCCAGTGCCTGTGGAGTCTGTGTATTCGACCACAAATCCGGAACTGATTAGGTTTGCTAGAATAATCTTTTTCGATTCAATGATTATGTCTTCGCCCCACTTTATTTTAAGAGGTGATACCGAAACCACTTCGCCTGAAGTTATGTTCACGTTGAATTTGTTGGTTCTTTCCTTGAACATCATCCCTAATTTTTCTACACTTGTCATGCTATGTCCTCCGGCAACGTGAGCGATAGTTCCATGGTGTGGACTTCCGACGATACTTCGTGGTTGCAGTTTGTGATCATGTATCTTCCTTCTGATCCAGTTAGAGGCTCTTTCAAGTCAAACAATCTCATTGCTTTGAATCGATAATCTCCCATCAACGATATTTTATTGCTTTCGTGAATTTTGTTCAGTCTTTGAAGTAGTATTTTTGATACTTGTCTTGCTTTTGATGCGTCTTCCTCATCGATTTTGAATGTCTGCTCCAATAATCCAAATTTTGCTCCAGATTCAATGTCTTGGGCTAGAGCTACAGTTTCATAGTTGTCGTTTTGAGATAAAATTACTTTTATCTTGTTTCTCATGTCTTCAATGGATCTCTTTCTTTCAATCCCGATTGGATTGTCTAAAACGTTATTGCTTGCCAAGTTCGTTGCCAGTTTGAACTTTCCGATTATAACCATATCCTTCATGCTTTCAATATACATTTTGCCTTTTCGCAATTCTGAATACATTTTTTGGCCACTTTGTCTTTCGTGAGCTTTAATAATCGTGGTTATGATCTCAGCTGGTGTTTTTTGAACAAACACTGAATCGATGAGTGTTGGCATTTCAGCCACGTTTCCGATCGGCATTCCGAAGTCCGTTAGTATCTTTGTGATGGCCTGTTTTGCACTTGCGACTTTGAATTGGTATACGCTTGATGATTTCGACAGATACCATCCGTAGTCGTATGCAGTGTACTGAATTGTTGGTTTTCCATCTCTTTTTTCCGATACTATTATTCCTCGATTGACTTCTTCACCATCAAAAGATATGACGACTAAATCTCCGATCTCTACGGGATTCTTTGGGATATACTTGGTGTTGCTCCAAATTATGTCGAACTCAATTACTGATTTGAGCGACATGTCACTATCCCAAGAAAAAGCCCGTACAATTGGAGATATGTTAATGGCTTTGCTTCCATCGTTTTTGATGAGCGTTATCTTGAACATCACCTCACCTCCACAAACTTGAATTCTTTCAGATCCAGCGCGTAATTGATATCGCCGGACTTAGATTTTCCATAAGTGAAGTTGTTTATCGTAACAGCCATGTTCACGTCAGTGTTTCCGTTTTCTGTGATGATGAATCTGATCGGTACTTTTCTGTCTCGCCATTTTTTGATTTTTTCGACGTATTCCATCCCCCATAGTTCTCGATTGAGTAAAAACGGGTAGTCTCTTATAGGGAAAAAGGACTCGATTTTAGTTGAACCGAGTCCTTTGTTTTGAATAATATTCATTGGACCATTTAGGCCGGATATTTCTTGCCCTTCCCACGGTTCGTCAATTTCGTACTCGGCAGGACTTACCGGTAACAGGATCACTTCTTCATTGTTGTTGATGCTTATATAAACCTTAACCATAAACAACCCTCTCCAATCTAGGAAGCAACTTGTCCGCTATTTCTTCTCCCGTTAGGTCTTTGCTCGACTTCTTAAGTGCTTCAGTGTTTTTCGTGAGCTCAGATGTGTTTTCTGAAAGATCGTCGGATAGAGCTGCCATTGCTTTTGTGTTGTCTTCAATTTGCTTTTCTTGTTTTCTTCTTCGTGCTTCTTCGATCGCGGAAATGGTGTCGTTTGAAAACCTCTTCACTTCAATTTCGTCTATGAAATTTCTCTTTTCATAAACTGGTTTGCTTGATTCTCTTTTCACTGCGCTGAAGTTTACTTTGATTTCTTCTTTACCCATGGCTCTCAGCATAGCGTTCATCGGCTTCAGGAAGTCTTGTGCTCTTCTTTCCGCCATGCTCACTACTATGTTCCACATGTTCTCGAAAAAGTAAACCACATTGTCTTTGAAGTAACTTACTCCGCTCAGCATTGTGTTGAGTCCGCCAATCATCCTGTTGATCGCTCCTTCTGCATATCCAGCAATTGCGTTCCAGGTAGTCATGAATTTTATTTTAAGCGTCTCTTTGTTTTTTCTTACAATCGTTATTACCGTTACTAGGCCCACTAACAATCCAATTACAAACCCGATCGGGTTTGCCATCATCGCCGCATTTAATCCTTGTTGTGTTAAGGTTGCGTATAATGCATTAATTTTGTAAATGCCTATAGCTGTTGCTACCGCTCCAATTATAGGCGACAGGTCTACTAACGTTTGCTTCACGATTCCAACTGTTTCGATAAATCTTGTTATTCCGCCTTCATCTACCCATCTGTTCAAAGAGTCTGCCACAGCGTTTACTCTTGCTTCAATTGCAGGCATATTTTCGTTGAAAGCACTGGCAAAAGATGCTTTAATGTTGACCATGACGCTTCCAACTGTTTCTTGTAGGTCCCCAAATCTGTTTTTAAGTTGCTTGATTTGTCCTTCGTCAGTAGCCGCCAATGCCGCATTGACGCCGCCAACATTTTGCCTTAATACCTCAGCCATAGTAGCCGCTTTTTCGGATTCGGTTCCGTATTTGAGTACTTTTCCTTGAGCTTCAGTAAAGGATATTCCTACTCTTGAAAGTGCGCCAATTTGCCCGCCCATTGCCTTTCCAATCATGTTCGCAATATTGACTGCGTCTTGACCAGTGGCGTCGAGTCCTTTTGTTTGGGCGACAAGGTCCATCATTCCTTCAGATAAAGTCTTCACTGTATCCGCAGTTACATTAAACGTGGCGAGTTGTTGCATCCCAGAGTGAATCACTTCGTCCCCGATGACTCCTAATCCTTGTAATTCTGATGAATATTTCTTCAGGCTCAGCACTTCTTCATCAGTTGCTCTTCCTGTCGCTCTGAATACTGCTTCTAATTTCGCAAGAGCTTGTGACTGAATGATGTACTTTTCTTCCATCCCTCTTATCGCAAGTACAGACTTTGCGAGTGCCGCTCCCGCCATCGCTACGCCTACCATGTTGCGCTTCAGGCTTCGCCATGTTTTGTCACCACTTCTTTTCAAGTCTTTTACGTTTTTCTTGTAATTGATGGTGCTTTTGTTGATTTTGCTCATTGTTGGGGTTACTTGATCTCTGAGCATTATTCGTCTTTCTATGGTTTTGCTACTCATTTTCTCCCCACCTCTTCGCTTGTTCTTCATAGTAAAGGACCATGCTTTGAATCATGAATGCCTTCTCGGCATGGTCCAATTTTAATAGGTCTTTAAGTCTGTGACCTTTTTGCAAGTAGTGATGCAGAAGATATAAATCCTGATCACTACTTATTAGTTTTTTATTTCAACAGAGCCTCCGAAGCCACCAAGCTTCATGATTTTGTCAGCAATTCCTGCCACTTCGCCAGGAAGAAATAACTCGTTCACAATATCAATCGGGTCTGCGCATCCGTATGCTTCGTGCAGACTTTTGTCTTTCAAGTCTGGTTCAACGACGCATTCGAAAACCAAATACATGTCTGCTCTTGTGGCGTCGTCTTCGCCCATTTCTTGCGCTTCCAATATCAATGATGAAGTCGGCGCCGTGATTACAATGTCACTTTCAAACGATTTTACAAACAACGTTTCTCTTTTTGATTTTTTCTTTGAAATTTTTTCTTTTTTTTCAATCAACTCTTTAATGGTTAATGTTTTGTTTTCCATCTTTCACCTCTAAATTAAATCAATCGGATCGTAGTTGCTGAACGCGAAACTTACATCTTCTTTTAGCAAAGTTTTCTGTTCAAACTTCATAAGTGTCAGCGAGTCGAATGTTACATCGTAAATTGCAACTCGTTCTGCTCCAAGTGCATCGGGGTCCGCAAGTTTGCCTACAATCTTAACTCTTGGCAATCTTCCTGATTTAATTCCTTGCGCTAGTTTTGAAGCCATTCTGCTTCTCACTTTTTTGATCGTCATGCTTCCTGTTCCATTCCAACCAATTTGTCTTTTATGTGTAGCAAGACTTCCTGCCATGTGTTGATCTTCATAGTCGACATTTACAATTGCTTCGAATGACTCAACTTCCAGCCAAATTTCGTTATCGACCCACACGTAACCAAAGGTACCGTTAATGACTCTTTTGCTTTCGTTCATTGCTTCCTCCTTATGCCAGTACGAAGTCTAAAGTTAAATCTTCCATGGCGTCGAGAAACTTAAGGTTCCCCCCAAGGAATACGCTAGCCTCGAATGAATTTTCTTTTACTTTCTGATCGTCCCATGCACTGGTGTCAGTCCCAATTCCTTCCCATGCTAATCGTTGCTTTTCAATATTTATTTCAATTGAATTTGAGTAACTAGGATCCAGCACTTCGCCTTCCAATCCCCTCAAATACGCTCTCATTGCAGTAATCAAGAGCACCTGATTGTCGTAGCTGTTGTTTACTTTTCCAACATACTCGTTATTGAAAGTTGTCTTGAGGTCTTCTTTGATGAGGTCCATTCCTTCAACTATCTTGATTTTTTTGAAAATTTTCGATTTTGATGCAGTGGTAGTTATTAAAGATGTCACTCCTCTGGCGATTTTAATGCTGCCATCTTGTTTGATTAAGATAAGCTTTCCTGCATCCACATCTGCATCGGGGTCAACGCTTTCTACGATGTCTTCCACTTCTGCGAGTTCAAAATAAGTTGCGGATCTATCTAATCCTATGCCTGCCAAGATGCCTGCTATTCTTGCGGTGTATTCTGACGCCGAGTAGGTTTTTGCTCCTACCACAATACCTTCAGTAGCGAAGTTTGCAACGGATTCGTCGTTTGCTGCAGTGTTCGGCAATACAGCTTTCACCATCTTTCCAGATGTTCTTTCCGAATCGACCCAAGATGCTATCAAGGATGTTTCCAATTCATCGATTCCCGGAACTGCGATCCAGTTAAATTTCTTTGATTTAAGTGCATTCAATTGATCATTGTAGTTCAAATCAGTTGTTGCACCTCTGGCAATTATTACTTTTGACGGATTTCCTAAAAATGCTTTGACGATTAGGTCGTAATTGGGTCCTGTCCAATCTTCCTGGACCACATCTGTGACTCTTGTGTGTTCCGACACTCCTGGTGCATTTGTGTCGTCTCTTAGTACGAGAGCTAATATTCCTCTTTCCGACCTTTTTACAGCCGATACTGCCAAAGTGCTAAACGTAATGTCTATTTGCGGTAATGGCATGTCTACCTCCTTAGATTTTATCCAGTTCTTTGAGAACTTCTTCTTCGATTATCCTTTCGAAATTTCTTCCGATTTCATTGTTGGCTCTTTCAAATATTCTTTTGCCGGGTACAAACCCAATTTCTTTTCCGTCTTTTGTCACGATTCTGTGTCCTCGTTCTATGAGCGCAAAATGTGGGGCTGTTTTAAATCTTGGAAAAACCCTAACGCTGAAATTTCCGTTTTCTTCCCACACGCGCCCTTTTTTAATTGATTTTAGGTAGTTGCCGGTTTTTTTCTTCACATTTCTTTTTGCTTCGGACTTGATTATTTTTTTTACTTCATTTCCAACTTTTCCAAGCGCTTTTTTCGCCTCTTCTGGTAATTTCTTTTCAAACGATTCGAGCGCTTCAAAGAATTCTAGAAATTCAGAGTCGTCTATGTCAATTGTGCTATTGCTCATCGAAAATCAACTCCTCCATTGGCGTAAGCATTTCTGATTCGCTCTCATCGACATCGTAGTATTTAAACTTCATTGTTATTGATAGTACGCCGTCTGATACATCTCCCTCGATGTCGTCTTCAATGTTTATGTGCCTGTCGCCCACTTCTAATCCGTTTTTAAAGAGCTTTTCCATTTTCTGTTGCATTTCCATCACTTCAAGTTGATACTTGTCTCTATCGGAAGGGAAGTAATATATTGAAATCGTTACCTCTCTCATGAAGTCATGCAAATAGTGTGTTGTGCGCGTTTCTTCGATTTTTGAAAAAAAAGAAGGTCTTTTAAAACCTTCTTTTACATCGTTTTCATTGATGACCACTTCGAATGCTTCGGTCTCCAATGTTCTGATTTTGAGATTGATTGCGGTTATGAGATTTTCAAGCGTTATCATGATCCCACCTGCTTTGCGAATATTTCAAAATATTCGTTTTTTTCATAAGGATTCAATATGAAATCGATATCAAATCTTTTCCCGTTGTATTCAATGAACATTTCATCCTTCAGCCCTGGATATGCAGAGTATCTCATGATTATTTTGTGTGTCACGTTGCTCAAAATTGTCTCTGCCGGTTGGGTCATCAACCTTCCTGTTTGGGGTATGATCTCAGCCCACACTTTTTTGATGAACTCATCTTCTTGTGTGTTTTGATTGAGACTATTTGTTCCGTCTTTTTTTCCCCAAACTTCAACTTTTTTATTGAGTCTTCCTGGATTCATAATGACCACCTAAATCAAATTGATGCAATGCATCCCGAGGATCATGCTCACAAAATTATTAAGATTGTTCTTGTCCACATACATGCTTCTGTTGTCGTGCATGTCTTCGCAAAGGACAAGGGCTACGTGGTTTATTTCTGGATGTTCATCCAGATAAATTATCCCTTGTCCTGTGTAATTTTTTATAAAACTTTTTGACGCTGCTAAATAACCATCGATCTCCGTTAGCTCTTCAGGAGTCATTGTGGTTTCGTCTAATTTGAGATAGCTTACCACTTCACTTCTTGTTATTTCGCTTAGTTTCACGGGAATCAACCCCTTTTTCTTCGTTTGCTTCCTCTACAGGTTCTGTTGCAGGTGTGACTGCTGACTCTTCAGGTGTGCTTGTTGATTCTTCAGGAGTGCTTGTTGATTCTTCGGTAGTACCCGATGGTTCTTCAGGAATACTTGCTGGTTCTTCAGGAGTGCTTGTTGATTCTTCGGTAGTACCCGATGGTTCTTCAGGAATACTTGCTGGTTCTTCAGAAGTGCCTGTTGGTTCTTTTGTTGGGTCTTCTTTCGAATTAATTTCTTCAACGTAGCCCACTTTAAGCAAGTCCTGGAGTGCAACCTCATTGTTGCACTCCATCACTTGACCTTTGCCCATCGAAATTAATCCAGAGAAGCTCACTAAAGCTCTAATTCTCATGGATTTCCTCCTTCATTACACTCCAGCCATTTCGAGTTTTGCGATTTTTTGAGCGTCTTCAATTTTTGAATCCGCTTCAACCCATCCCACTACTCCATAAGCATGTTGTGTGGCGAATTTTTCTTTGAGCACTTCGATGTTGATTTCTTCAGAGATCTTGACAGCGAGTCCGCTCATGTCACCATAGTAAATTGCGGTGTTGCTTGTTGCCATTGCAGGCATGTTGTCAGAAGCATATACGTCTTTGCCAAGCAACGTGTATCCCCATTTGGCGTTGAAATCCTTTTGGAGCAAGTATGTTCCATCTCCGTCTTTGAGTTTTCTGATTGCTTTTCTTGTGCTTCTGTTCATGATGAAAATTGCCGGTCCTTGGTGCGCATCTGGTACAAGTTCTTGCAAGTCAATTAACTCATCAGCTGTGATAGCTGTCTGAGCTGCTGCAGTTACTTTTTGTGATACGGTGGAAAGACCAATGATTTTACCTACAGTTCCATTCAACAGTTCTTTTTCCATCCATCTGTGAATTGCTTCCGCCATATGTTTTACAACATAGTCCACGAGAGGGAATTTTGTGTTGTTGATCAATGACTTTGAAACTTTTGTCAACGCACCAGCCAAGAATCCAGCGAGGGAAATACTTGTGTGTTTTCCTGAAGTCGACTCAAGATCAGCAAATTCTGTAGCATATGCCATTGTGATTTTTTGAGTGTCTTCGTCATAGTAAGGAATGTTTAACGTTCCACCAACATTGTAGCGTGTAGCCAACTGATAGATTGGAGAAATGTCATACACTTTTTTAATGATTTTGTTAGCAATTGATGACGGGATGATAGCGCCATTGTCTCCGGTTGCAAGATTTACATCTGCTCTTTCTTCTACGATGCCTCTAATATGGTTTTCAAAAGCTCTTTCTTCCGATTCTGCTCTTTTCTCTTCGTCTTCATTCCTTGGCCCGTCGTAGTTTTGAATCTCTGCCGCTTTTGCTCTTGCTTCTGCTGCAATTGTTCCATCTAGGTCTTTGATTTCTTTTTCGAGCGTTTCGAATTTTGTGTTTTCATCGTCCGAGAACGCTCTTTGCTCATTTTTTGCAAGTCCGAGCAATGTTTTCATTTCTTTCACTTTGCTGTTTCTTTTTTCGATTAATCCCTTCATGATTGAATCTCCTTCTCTTTTGGTATTCTACTTTCGATTTTCGAGTAGTCAATTTTGGTTTCTCTTTTGTCGATGACTTCAACGACTTCGATCATTGTTCTTACTTCTATTTCCTCTTCTTCTTCAGCCCTGATTTCAATCGAAGTTGAAGAATATACAGGTATTTTTTTTATTGTCAGAGTGATCTCTGACATTAAAAACTCTTTTACTCTTCTTAGTGGCAACTTCCCTGCGCGTTCTTCCATTTCGTCGACCACTTTTCTCATGTTGAAGCTCCAACCTTTTAACTTGCCTTCTTTTGCCGCTTTGACAACTTCAGCATCGCTGATTATTGCGTATGCTCTAAGCCCAACTTCATCTTCTCTTAGGTCGAGTGTTTTTTCAGTAGTTGAGGCCACTGTTCTTTCATGATCTACCATTAAGTCGATGTTTTCCGCTTTGCTCAAAGCATTTGCAAACGCCCTTTGTTCAATTACTTCAATCACTTTTCCTCTCGGCGTCATTACGGGCCTCGACTCTCTCCCTGGAACATTTACATATCCGAAAATATGCACTCCGTCTGCTCTAATCTCCGCTTTCATTCAGTTCACCACCTTTCTTTTTGCCTGTACTTACGAGTTCGTTCGTATTAGGCGTGTAAATCGTCTTGTTTTCAACGTCGTATAGTACTGAATCAAGTCCAAGTTTTATCCATTTGATTCCCAATGAAGGTATATTTTCGAGATATCTGACTTCATCAATCTGCATAAAATTAGCTTCAATTGCAATTTTGTAAGCTTCAAATCGCTCTTTGATGTCACCTTTAAGCATTTCTTTTGTGTCGAACGAGAAATAGTAGGATCCTTTTTCCGTTTCGAGTAGCATTTCTTTGTTTAAAGCGCTTTCAATTACTCTCAAAACCGGCATTACTGCCATTTTGAACGAATTCACATATTCAACTCTTGAAGCGGACCCGCTAATTACGTTCGCCGACACATTGAATAATTTGCATATCTGCTCCGAATTGGTCTTTTTGTTCTCGTTGAGTTGCATTTCAACTGAAGTGTTTGATGATTCTTGAAACGATAGGCCATCATTCAAAACTACTACAGACTCCGTGTTGTTGCTGTAAAGATTTTTCCAAGCCTCTTTTAGTGCAGCAATAGCGATGTCTGTCAATTTCTTTTCTGATTTAAGAAACCCTTTTTTGTTACCGCCTTTTTTTACCAAGTTTTCTTCAAACATCAAGGAGTTATATGATACGCTGAACACCAGCGCGTGTTCTTCTGTTATTGGAACTCCTTTCGAGCCATCCCTTGTGTTTCTTAGTATTTTTAGAAATTCATGTGGCCAATATTCTTTACCGTTTACGTAAAGTTTAAACAGCTTGAATATTGGATCTGAATTTTTCAATATACTCACAGCGGAATCTTCTACATAATTTATGCTCATCAGGTCGTTCCCATACCTGTTTAAATACGCATATCCCCCTTTCCCCAAAAAGTAATCGCTGATCATCGCTCTCCAAAACTGGACTGCATCCAGAGTGTCGTTTGTGTCGTCATTCAGAAGTTTTGTCCTGACATCTTCCACTTCTTCAGCACTTCCTTTTTCGATTTTATAGAGCTTGATTGGCATGAGCGTCACTGTGTCTGCAATGAAATTTATACAACTTTTCACTGCCGGTATTGCTAGCGCTTGCTCTCTGGATACAGCCGTCCTTCCTAGCAGCGCTTCGAGTAACGTTGCGTCAACTGTCGGCTCTAATATTACTTCTGCTCTTTCTTCTTCTGCTCTTTCTTCTTTTTGCCATGGCCATTTCAATCTTTCACCCCCTTTCTAAATGACTTGTGCTCCGAAATCTTCTAATCCAAATAGCATATTTTGCTGAAGCAGGTATACAGCATTGATCACTCCAACGACCATATCTACTTTTCCTGATGACCTTTTCTTATTGACATACTTGTTCAAATTTGTGTCTTCTGTGCATTTTGCATTTTGGAAATTAATCTCTAACATCAAGTTTTCTTCGTATCTGAACATTTTGCTGAGTATAGCTTCTTTTAACAATTTTGTTGGCATGTGCAGAACACTTGAATGTTGCTTGATTTCTACGCACTCATAACCTGCAGCTTCAAGTTTTTGGACCGTGCTGATGGCGTTGAATCTGTCGTATCCTATCTGTTGGATCTCCACTCCATACTCTTTTTCCAGGTTCATTATGAAGTTTTCAACAAATAAGTAATCTATAACTTCACTTCCGGTTGCGAAACACACCTTTTGATTGATCAACTTTTGATAATCAACATCTTCTTTTTTTGTTTTCGCTTTCATTCTGTCTTTCGGAATGAATCCCCATGACTTCGCGTAAACGATTCCATTGTCTTCCGTCACCATTGCGACCGATGTGTTGTCCTCTGTTTGAGACAAGTCCAGCCCCAGGTAAACTCTTTTTCCTTTCCAGAACTCAGGATCGTTTTCGATTTTGCATTCTCTCACTTTTGTTATTTCAACGTAACCTTCAACTCCAAGGCTTTTGTATTTTATATTGTTGTGCTTACAAAGGTAGTTTTCACGTTTGTTTTCGTACTCTACTGCGTCTTCTCGCATATCTCTTATAGCATCAAATACGTATGGGTGTGATGTCGCTACCGGATTTGATTGATAAATCACCAAATCTTCAGTCATCCATTTATCATCACCAAGCAGTTCTTCATCCGGTTCGTAAAGCAGTGCAAATACTCGTTTGTTTTCTCTTAATCCATCGAGCGTTTTTTTCGCTTTGTCTATTTCATCAATCATTCCGTTGTTGTCGTTGGGATACTGCGTCGAAATGATTATTCCCAGCTTGTTGAAAAGTGTGATCTGTGATGATCTCATTGCTTCAATCGGATACGAGTCCATCGCTCCTGCTTCGTCAGCTAAAAATGCATTAGCAAGCTTTCCATCCATCTTGTCTTCTGAATAGGCTAGTGGAGTGTACTCGCTGTCTGTGATCAAACACCTTATTTCACTTCTCAGGTTTTTGAATACTCCGTCTTCTGCTAACAACGGGCTTACTTTGATGATTTTTCTGATTGCCAATTGCAATTCTTTTGATAGTTTTAAGTCTGGAGCAACAGAAAAGAACCTCGAAAATTGAGGTTCTGTCAGCATTAAAATTATGAATATGACTGCCGCGTTGAATGTTTTGAAGTTCTTTCTGCAAATCTCCAGTATTGCGGTGATGTAGTACCTTATGTTTCTTCCAGAGTCAGTTTTCAACTTTGTGCATAGTGTGGCCACAATCAACAGCCATGCGTATGGTTCAAGTCCTTCATCCATGGGGCAAGCCAAGTCCGGATGCACCATCAGTTTTACTATGCTGTTTATTTTTTCATAGGCCTCTTCATCGATGAAAGCTTCTTCATTATTTCCTTCGACAATTTCCATCCATTGGCTAGCTTGCTTTTTTACGTATTTTGGAGCTTTTTTGTTTTCCTGATCAACGCACCACGATGCATATTCATATGCTACGCTGTTTCTAATTCCCATTTAAAGCCCTCAGGAGTGGATTTTCTTTTTCTTTTTCTTTTTTCGGGACATTTCTAAGCGCTGCCGCGATGGTCATGATGTTTTCTTTTTCAATATCAAACAACATTTTTCGCTTTGTTTGGATTTGTCTGTCGTATGCAATCAATAATTTGTACAATTTTTCAATTGACTTACTGAAGCTATTTAAGTGATCTGCTCTTGCTTCCGGATCTTCGATTTCACTCAGTACATCTTCAATGTTTTTTTCGAGCCTTTCGATCATCGCTTTGGTTTTTTCTCTGTCCTCATCGATTTGGATACACTCTGCCTGGATTAGACAATATCTATTTATAATTGGTTCATAAATCGCATCGTTTTTGCCTATATTTGATAACATTTTTGTCACTCTTAAAAATTCTTTGTGCGCGTTTTTGTTCTCTTTTACTTCTGGTCTTTCTTTTATTTTGCTCCCAGTCAAAAGCGCCTCTTCTGCCTCTTTTCTGGCCTTCAACTCCCTCTTTGTTCTGTTTGATTTTTTTTCAGCGACTAGTACCGCATATGGTTTTGATGGTGTTGGCATGGAGTTGCCTCCTTCGTGAAAGCTGATGGGGGAATATTTTGTACAGATCTAGGGCGTCGTGGTCTTCTGTGTTTTTGGTTTTTGGGACTACATGACCCCGGGGGTACTATCCCCGCTATATCTATCTTGAATTAACCTTTTAAGATGCTTTCTGGTCAATAGTCCTCTGTCTGCTTGGTCGTGGTGTCCTTCGCATAAAGTGATCAAGTTATCCTCTTCCAGTCTCAGGTCCCAATCTTCAGATAGCGGAACAATATGGTGCACTTCTAGGTCGCTATATGTGTAAATCTTCAACTTCTTGCATGCTACACAAAGACCTTTATCTAAATTTATTATTGTATTTCTTTTCTTCTGCCATGATCCGCCGCTTCTGAATTTTGTGATGCTCGTGCTTCTTTTCTGTCTCTTTGGGATTTGTCCGCAATCGTGCTTCCTATCGTGGATTCTTCCACAATACTTACAGCTTTTCAACACGCGATCACCTTCTTTCTGCGTTACATAAGTATAGCCACTCGACATTATCGAATGGCCATACTCTTTACACTATCAATATATCATGGTTGCACCCTCGAAAAGTGCCAATATAGTGTCATATAACAAAACCTAGCTTGTTTGCTATGAGCTCAACGAAATCCCTTTTCCATCTAAAAAATGACCGTCGGCTTACATTTAGTTCGCTAATGATTCCTTCGTCCGTGTATCGCCTTTCAAAGTATTTCATTTCTATGAGCTTAAGTTTTGCAGGTTCTTGGCATTTTCTGAACACTTCTACCGCGTATTCAATGGCGTCTATCCTGCGCTTAGTTTCTAGGTATTCAAGGCTTGTGAGGAGCTTCTCGGCTTTCTGTGCCGTCGGATTTGATATCCCTGCTCTGATGCCCGTCTCGCTATGTCCGGATGATTCGACAATAGCAGACTCCATGTCGGCAAGGCTTCTCTTAGTGTCTTTATAAAAATAGAGTTCTGATTCGATTAGTCTAAAGTTCTGCTGCTGAGTCGTTCGCTTCTTCATAGGCGCCCTCTCCGTCAAAATGGAACATCGTCATCATCATCTACCGATTGGTAGTCGTCGAAGCTTGCATTGCCAAAACTGAAATTATCATTGTTTTTATCTGTCTTTTCTCCCCATTCGAGAAATTCAACTCTATTGGCCAAGACCTCAGTAGTGTAACGTGTTTCCCCCGAAGTGGTCTTATAGCTTCCCGATTGAATGGATCCCTGAACTGCACATAGTTTTCCTTTGGCGAGATACTGGCTTGCATTCTCTGCTTGTTTGCCCCAAACGACAATTCTCACGAAATCTGCTGTTGGTTTTCCAACTGCTTCGAATTCTTCTTTCTTTGCTCGTGTTAGGCCTTTGTCTATCGCCAATGTGAAATTGGCAACCGCCATTCCGTTGCCTGGTACGAATCGCAACTCTGGATCTCTTACTAACCTACCTATTAATGCGACGTTGTTCATATTTTCCTACCTTTCGTTCGTGCCGAGCACGTTTCTTTCGATTCTATCCTCAACTCTGCGATTCATCCACATTAACGCTAACTCAATGTGTTTTAGCGCTTCCGCATTGTACTCGGTGGCGAAATTTCCTTGTTGGAAGCATTGGAGTCTATGTCGAACAATTTCAAGAAGATCGGTATCCAATACGCCGTGAATTGAATCGTGTGATTTTCTAGCTCCGTTTTGAAATTGAATAGGTATTTCTTTACAAAGTTCTGGCATTCCGATTTCATAACGGTGGTGCGCTCCCCCATTGCCTTTGTCATCTACAGTAAATACCATGTTTAAATTGCTGAATTTCTGAATGGTTGATAGTTTCATACTTTGCACCTCTTGCCATTTTTTCTGTTTCGTGTTTGCATTATCCAATACTCTTTATAGCCATATATGTTTTCTTGGTACCTTCTCCAGATTGAAGCAATTTTGTTATTTCCTCGTTCTTTTTTCATCATGTTTCTTAGTGTTTTTCTCATCACGCCATCTTCCTCTAAAAGTCTGAGTCTTAATCTACGTTTGACCTACTCGACATACTTTATCTTTCCGCCACTTCCACACTTGCATTTGTCCTTATATACTACGTGCTCTTTGTCGCTTTTCTTCTTGTCACGTGGCATTTCTTTGCTACATGACCTGCAGTAGTATTTCATTCCGTCTTTTGCCCTAACCTTCATATTGAGCCCTTTCGGTAAGTCTTTCTAACACCTTGTCGATGAACATCTTTGAATCAAGTGTGGTGTTGGCCACCGCAATAAGCATGAGTGCCGCTTCATTCAATGTCTTTTCTTCTTCAGCATTCAGGTCCCTCTCTGACGTGTATTTGATTATCAGTTTTCCATTTGAATTCGCGTGATAAAATTCCATGCACGCACCTGTGCTCTCTTCCCATCCATCGAGCAAACAAACCGCATCACACACATCAATCATAGTTAAGCATATCTGCATATACTCATTATGTTCGAAGCCCGGATAAGGAAGGATTGCCGGATTCATCACTGTAAATCCCATTTTCTTTAGTCTTGCTTCCGCCTCGCCAAATATCTCTTTGTAATTGTCTACCCCTGTTATTTTGCCTGCAATGTATATCTTCATAGATAGTTCCTCCCAAATATAGTTAAGAAATCAAGTTCCGGATAATACAATATGAACTTGCGCTGCATGATCTTCTTGAGCATGTCGTTATACTCATTAGTTGATTCTGTTTGTACTTTTTCGTGACACTTCCAGCATAATGGCACTTGAAGTTTGTATTTTTTCGATAACTGTCGATTCTTTCCCATGAGTGGCTCGTGCAACGTGATTCTATGTTCAATCTTGCATTTGTAGCATGTGTATCTTTGGTCTAGTGGATCTTCGAATATTTCTTCAGGTGGTTCTGCAAATTGGTCTATTATAATCATTTAACCTTGACTTCCTCATACGTCTTTTCGAAGATGTTCGGCTTGCATGGATAAAACTCTCCATCTACGCCTTTGATGATCCAATCGTTTTTCGAGGCTCTCATTGTTCCTTCAAGAGTGTATATTAATAGTTGTTTTTCTCCACTCATAAAATCTTCTGCTGTAACTCTTGATTTCATGAATTTGGAGATTTCCACGAGGTTTTTTCCATCCCATTGGATTGCTTCAACAACTACTGGTTTCTTTCTGTACTTTGACATCATTTATTCCTCCTTCTCTAGGATCCATCTTTCAATGTCTTTCTCAGTGATCCTGATTTCAATAGGATTATTATCGTCTTTGTATCTATCAACTCTTTTGATGACTGTGCCTTCTTTGACCATGGTGTCAATAACCGATCCTATGTTAACGTGTCTTTCAATTTTATCCAACATTTTCAGAGCTTTGCGTGCAGCTCCTTTGGTGTCAAACTCAGAGTCAATGACATTTTGTATCACGCTTTTGATTAAGTATAGCTTCATAACTTTCTCCTTCGCTGAAATATTCAAGCTCTAATATGCGTGGAATATCTTTGTATAACTCTCTCATAAATTTCTTAAATGATTTCTCATTCATGATCGGTTTTTCCTTGTTGATGATTCTGCAAGTCGCTCTATATTTCTGATCGATTTCTTTGAACACTGAGTTTATAACGCTTTCACTTTGGCATTTTCTTTGATCGCATATTGTTTTAACTTCATCGATCATAGCTTTTGTTATTTCAACAAGAGATTCAATTGAGAAGTCGTTGTCTATTACTGTTTGAGCGTATTGTTTAGCTTTCATCACTTGACCTCTCTTTCAACAATATTCTGCCATGGTGTCAAGAGACATGTCTCTTCCTCTGAAAAATAACCTATCAAGTGTTCTTTGTCTGCTCTCCTACCCAATAGGTTTTTGCGTCTTTCTTTTCTGTCGTATGGAATGTGGGTCCATTCGTTACGCTTTAGTCCCATTTGTTTTGCGATATCAGCAGATTCTTTAAAGAATTCTTTTGAGATCAAGTATTTCATCATTCACCCTCGCTTTCCCGTTCTTTTTCTATCCGCTCTTTAAAAACGTCATGTTTTTTCATAATCAGTTTATATGCCGTTTCATATGATACGAGTTCTTCCTCTTTTAACTCTTTAACTTCTTTGATGCCTTCAACAAATTCTTTAACTGCTTCAAGTTCTGTTACCCTTATAGTCGGTGCTCTCATCATTCATCCTCGCTTTCCCATAATTCAACCAGCATCTCAAGTTCCTCTAACGCTTCTTCTTTTGCTTTGACTTGTGATTTATTTTCTTTAGTTACTGTTATACCGCTATGAATATGTTTGATTTTCACAAAGTTTTTTCTTATAACATTAACTCTCAAGTCATCTTGTTCAATCATTATTCGCCCTCGCTTTCTAAAACTATCAGGTTGTGCTGCATGCAGATTTCTTCTAAAATCTCTCTTTCCCTAAACTCACAGATTAAATCTTTGTTGAAATTGTACATTCCAAAAGTTTCGGTGTCGTTTTGACTTGCTCTAGCTTTTGATCTTTTCACATACCATAATTTGTCTTTAATCATTCACCCTCCTAAATAACGCTTATATCCTCCTGAGGTTCTCCAATGTTTCTGTCTGTGAATCTGATCTCGTATGGATAACATTCATGTACAGCTCCATTGTCTTCATTCTCAATGATTCCTACAGTGACTCTCACCACTCCGCCACCATGGCCATTTAATAACGGCGAAGGATCTACTATCTTGCTGACCTCTGACCATTTGTGGAAAAATGATTTCTTGCCTTTGACAATGCATGGTCTTAGTTTTTCACTCATTGGACACCTTCTCTTTCTCTTCTCTGATTAGATCTCTTAGCGTCTTTGATAAAGGTGCGTTTAGGTATAGTTTCATTTTTGGATTTTTGGCGTTCTTTCTTATTTCTTTTGCACAATTGACTATGTTGTTTGATTTGCCAATTATTACTCCAGTTTTCAGTTCGGTACCAACGCAAATGATTTCATCGATGTGGTGTGTTTCATCGCCATCGTGCCCTATGTGTACATACCTGAATCCGATTTCGAGCGGACCTACAGCAGTCTTTATCGTGGCGATTAATCCTTTTTCTTTTTTTATTTTAGTCGCACCAAGCACTTTGGTTGCTATATAAAACTCACTTTTCATCTTTGGTCCTCCGCTTCACTCATCACTTTGTCAATCCACTCTTTGTTTTCACTGATGAACTCAACTCTCAGCGGATCAATGGTATCTTGAATTACAGATACATCCTCCTTGATCTCATTCACCTCATCCATGAGGACATTAATTCTTTTGTCCAGGCGTTTAGTTAATTTTTCAGAGAGCTCGTTTTCTTCTTCAATAATCGATATCCTTGATTCGATGTCATCTTTGGCCATATGAAGAAGCGCTGACCAAGATATTAAGAATATCAGGACGATAATCAGTATAATCATTTTCATTGCGCCTCCTCTAAAGGTCTTTCTTAAACTGTTTGAGTGTTTCCTCGCAATAATCTATGATTCTGCATACACTTTCTTGAAACGTATTGTCGCTTTGCGCTTCTTTTAACTCTGATTCAATCTTGTATTTCAATGCAAATTGGCAAGCCACTCTATGCTTCATTCGTATTAGTTCTTTAAAGTCTTTCATGTGATCAGGAATTGTTTCCGACACTTCTTTTTCCAATAACTTTTCGGTTGGGTTTGTGTTTGCCTCTAAGTTATTTGCCGTTATGTTCACTTCTTTTTCATCTTGTTTTGCAGTGACCTCACTTTTATCATTTAATCTCGCCTTGTTCTTTGATCCCGCAGGTCTTCCCATGTCTTTTCCTCCCAACATCTTATCAATTTGTTCCGGGGTTGCCCGGTATACAGTTACGGTTGATTCTTCCTTGTGCCTCCTTGTTTGCTCCATTTCTCGAACAGCATCCCTTACCATTAAGAGCACCTGCTTTCCACAAATACAAGTTCATGACCCTCGAACCGTATTCCCTCAATGAACTTGCCTTTGTCCCATAAGTTACATATGAAGCAATCATCAACATTGTCAATATATCCTCTGGCATTTGCGTAAATAGTGCCCTCTCTCACGCTTACATACTGCTTTTTCTCTGGCTTTTCTCTTGCAAATTCAACGCGCTTTTCTATTTTGTAGCTTACAAGACCTTTGTCACAAAGCGATCTCATGCGCCTGTTTGATGTGCTTACTGTAATGCCTAGAATCACTGCCATGTCTTTAGGCTTCATTCCGTCTCTATAAGCTTCCATGTACTGCTTATCCTGTGGAGATAACAGCATTTCTTTTGGATAATCCGAGCACCTGAGGATATTGAGGATTGTGTGTGAAGCTTTTCCAGTCATATCACATATTGTTTCAACATCAGGAAGCTTTCCGTGCTCACAATCATATTCGTAAAGGAGCTTCTTCATTTCTAATTGAATCTTTGTTGGTCGCCTTGTTCCAATATCCATGCGTTCCACTCCTTTCTGCTTATCAAGTATTTTGTCCCTATCTGGACCAGTTCCTCTAAATCGTTTCTCTCGGTGAATCCGCATCCTTTACATGCCTGGCATTCATTCAGTATCTCTTCGGCAGATGGATCAGCGTCCTCGATGACTTTCCATCCTGCACCTTCACATTCTTCGCAGTATACTTTCAAAATCAGCCTCCTCTAAATATCCTGTGTAGATAACTTGCATAGGTTTCCACGCCAAACGGTCCCTGGTGGTTGCATTTGATGTTCAATTGCTTTGCTTCTCTTATGGCCCATCCGTATGATCTGTACAGCTTAGGCTTATCCTTCGACATGATGGCCATATCTGCGCCATTAACGTTTTTTATTTTGCCGGTGAACTGTGATTTGCCACTTACTCTTTGATTGAGATAGATTACATATTTCATATGGCCACCTTACTGCATCAATTTTTCAAGAAGTTTGTTTGTCGCGCCTTTGTACTTTTCATATTCTTTAGCGTCAGCTGCTTTGATGTCATTTAGAATATTGATCAATTCGTCGAATAGAGTAACCAATACCTGGAATGTCGCTTTGTATTTGATGGTATTCTCAGAAGCTGCTATTTTCGTTTTGAGCGTTTCAATCTCAGCCAATGTTTTTTCTGGTACCACTTCTTTGATAACTTCGACTTTCTTCTCAATTGGCTTGTAGGATGCTATCACTTGTGATTTTTCCTGCAACTCGGTTTTAAGTGCCTTGGCTTCAGCGTTCGCTTTACTTAATTGCTCCTCTAAAGATTTGATGAGTTCCGGATCCGCTGTCTTACTTTCTTTGCTTTCGTCAAGTTGCTTCTCAAGCTTGTCAACTTCGAGTGCTTTCTTTTTCATTTCTTCAATCTGGTTTTTGTAATTCCCTATTTCAGTTTCATACTGATCAGTTTCAGTGGAATGTTCTTCGATTTCTTTCTCCAGGACTGCTTGATTGTCTATTAATGCTTTCACTCGACCTTCAAGGATCTCTTTTTCTCTTAAAATGTCATTTTTCTCTTTGATGGCAGCCTCTAAATCTCTCTTTGACATGCTTGGCACATCGTTATCTTCCATGAAAATTTCTCGCTCTTCAAAATCTAGTTTAAGCATTGCCACAGCTTGGGTGTAACCCAAATCGGCAACCTGGTTGCCGATTTGATTTTCAATCAATAACGGACCATATTCATCGTGAATTCTGATTAGATTCGTGGCTGTTCTTTTGGAGTAACTTACTTCGGTTTCCAGCCAATGTTCCCAGTTACCGTGTCCTACCATTTGTTTCGCTTCTTTTAACCTTTTTCCAATTTCAACTGCACTGCTTAATAGTATTTTGTTCGTTTGGGCTTTGATCATGTTTATTTCAGTAGCGACTACACTTTGATCTCTTGCGATT